CCCTGCCATGCTAGAGCGAGTGAGCGATGCTGAAGTTGGGCGGGCATGGCATCGACTGAGCCAGTGGTATGCTAGTGCCAAGCGGCGGAGAGTTGGAGTCGAGGAAATCGTCAATGCTGCTAGGTGGGTAATCGCTGAAGCGAAGAAACGCGGAATCCACATAGACGAAGACTCTGATTTGGCTCAGGAGGCGGCGAAGCTAGAGCAGAGCGACGATAACGACAAAGCCAAGAAATCCTCGGAGGAACCTGGTGAGCCCAGCATGGGCAAAGTAGGCGAATTGTGGCAGTTGTCTGATCACGAGGACGTGGTGGTGATTCCTGAGTTCGTCAGCATAGTAGGTGGAGCCGTCCAGCGAGAGGACGCTAATGACGTAGATGTGGTCATTCGTGCAGACAAGGATGATGACGAAGATCACTTCTCAATAAGCGCCTACAGCATCGAGTTGCCAGTTCGGAAGGTGCTAGATCCTGAGAAGCAAGGTTACCTTCACTACATCGCCAATCCGCAAGGCCCACACTCCGACTATGTGCCTTTATACGACCTGGTGTTGCGAGCTAGAGCCGAACCAGAGATCAAGATCGTGAAGGCTAACTATGCCCGAGATCGTTGTATGGAGTGCAGCGATCCTCCAACGGTGGAATTCCTCTGGGCGGAAGGGAGGGCGCATGCATGGTTCTGCGACAAGCATGCTGCACAATTCCGTCGTGAGCACCCAGACGACATAGACGCTGAAAAGAAGGTAGAGTACGGGATTGCTCGCCGCAAATTCTCCGATCCGAAGAGCCCTCAAACGTTGGACAAAGACCTGCGGCTGGACTTGGGCTGCGGAAACGCTAAATCAGATGGCTATATCGGGATAGACAAAGAGCCTGGAGACCAGGTCGACATTGTCCATGACCTGGAACAGGGCATCCCATGTCCGAACAATTCTGCTTCCGAGATCATTGCTCACCATGTGTTAGAGCATCTTCCTGACCAGGAAGCGATCATGGCGGAGATCTGGCGGGTGTTGGCACCTGGTGGTAGAGCAATTATAACGGTCCCGTCCACCAAAGGGGAGGGAGCTTTTGCAGATCCTACCCACAAGACTTACTGGAACCGTGCTAGCTTCTTGTACTGGACGGAGCGAACTGACCACAGGCCGCGGTTTGAGCTAGAGTCTTTGCAGGAGTGGGATTATGGCGGAGGTAAGATCGACGTCGAAGCAGTCCTGCGCAAGCCTGTTATCGGGGAGGAAGTAGCCAAGGTAACCTTCGCTCCAATCATGCGGCCGAAAATTATGCCCAAGCCCGCGATGAAGCTACGTGCTCACACTGATGCTTTTAGTCCGGACGAGATATGGGATTGGGTCCGACCTAGGCTCGGAGAAGTGGTGGCAGAGCCGAAGTACAACGGATTCAGAGGCTGGGTGCAGAAGAAAGGACCACGGATTAGCATTCTGTTCGAAGGAATGTCGGAGGAGAAATACGACAAGTTGGCTGCTGCTGACAAGGGCCTGCGACTGTACCGCTTGCCTGACTGCATACTGGATTGTGATATAGGCGTTGCCAAGAATGGGCAGCGCTGGAGTCGCGCATCCTTGGCCACGCTGAATGCTGATGAGCCTAAGCTCCCTCCTAGAGCTCACATAGTGGTGACTGCATTCGATGTATTGTACTGGAAGGGAGAGGATCTCCATCAGCGGCCATTCCGTGAGAGGCGTAAAGTCCTAGAGAGCGCTAGACGGGAGCTAGCGATTGCCGGGGTGCTCATCCCTCCTCAGATGCGGATCAACAGCAAGCAGGATCTCGTAGAAGCTTGGAAATCGTCTCGTTTTGGGAAGGCACCATCGTCCGAGGGTTTGGTTCTCAAAGATGAGGACTGGAAGTATGAGTTGGTCCCTGGTACTAACGGCATGGCGAAAATCAAGCATGTGATGGAGGTCAAAGCTATCGCCCTCGAGGTGCAGAAGAAAGAGAATGGCTGGATCATCCGGGGCGGATTGTTGCCTGATGGCCTGGGAGCGGAAAACCTAAGGGAGATCGATGGAAAAGAATACGTCGATCTAGGTTTTAGCTTCGTCGGCAAAATACATCCGAAGATTGGCGATATCTGCACGTTCCAGGTGGAAGAGATCAACTGGGACGCCCCTGACAAGCGTCTGAACTGGCTAGGTGCTATCCCGCTCGACGTCGACAAGGCTCGCAAAACGCCTTACTCGGCAGGTCAAGTAGTCACGATGGCCGAGCGCGCCGGCGTGCTGAACGAGGCGGCCGAGGCCATGAAAATGGTCAAAGGTCAGGGCGCTGAAGGAAGCATTGCATTCGTCGGCAGTGTGCCATCCCCGCTGGAATGTGTGCGGGATCTGCCTCTAGCAGGACCGGATGGTGCCACGTTCCGAGACTTGTATTTAGCACCATTAGGGTTGCAGAAGAGCGACGTGTTTGTGACGAATCTAGTGCCTGTGCCGTTGGGCCGTGCTCCAACCGATGAGGAGTGCGAACTGTGGCGAGGGCATCTAATTGCCGAACTTAGCGAGGCGCAGCCGCTTGCCATTGTGGCTTTAGGGAAGCAAGCTGCTGAGGTGCTGGGAGAGGACGCCTGTTTGTGGCTACCGCATCCTGCTGCTGTGCGGCGCCGAGGAGATTCCGGGGAGGTCCGTCGTAAACTAGCTCGTCTCCGAACCATCGTAAGAAAGGCGACGGAGCTCGGAGATGAGGGAGAGGAGTCTCAACCTGCCACACGGCTGTGGTTACAGGAGTGGCACGAGCGACTGCCCCCCAGCGGGCGAGGGAAATTTGTTTACCAGCACCACTGGCGAGGGCTTAGCGAGGAGGAGATTCGTAAGCCGACGGAGGAAACACTATTAGCTACTGACCACAGCGTACACGGTGACCTACGAATGACTAGCTCAGTTTCAGACGAGCTGTGGGGGATTAGCATCTTTATAGGCCGTACTGCGGACAATCGTGCAGGAGATCGTCTTATCAGGCTACGAGAAACTGACGACAACCTACAGTTTATATTCAAACCGCCGCAGCCGGAGGCTTGGTTGCGCGTGGGAGTGAAGAGGCCATATATCGCTGCTCCAGGGGAATCTGGTGCAACAAGCAAAAGCTACGCCGTAATCAATGCTATAGACGCCGGTGAGTACCGAGTAGGAGTAGCGCGGGAGCATCTGATAGAGCTATTCTTTGAGGGGGACAAGTTGAAAGGGCGTTACTTGCTGGAGTATGCGCCCGTCGGTGGAGGATCACGGACCTGGATCATCGATGCGCCTGATGACCAGCGACCTTATGCGGAGACCCACGAACTAGAGGACGTCATGGCGGAACTGAAGAGCAAAGGACAGAGGTGGCTATACTGGTCGGATGGTAAGTCAAAGCCAGTCCTCTATGACGTTCGAAGTGGCAAGGAAGTAAGCAAAGCTCGAGTGAACTTCGTGAAAGCTGATGACGAAAAGCAGATCGTGTACGGAGTTGTCTCCGAGCCAGACGTGGAGGACACCCAGGGTGATATAATAACTGCTGATACTATAGAGGATGCCTGCCACGAGTATATGCAATCGAGTCGGGTAGTCGGCTTAGATCATAGACAGGCTGCCCCGGCTGAGCTAGTGGAGTGTTATACAGCACCGGTGGATTTCGAGTGGCACGAGCAACAGGTGCGAAAGGGCACCTGGCTGATTGCTGTGCACGTATCGGATAACGATCTGTGGAAACAGATCAAGGAAGGTACTTACACAGGGTTTAGTCTAGGCGGATTTGGTATTAGGCATCGGATGGATGAGGAGTGACCATGCCTGATCTGCTCACTGACGTTCAGGTGAAGGAAGTGTCCCTAGTACGCCGACCTGCGAATCGGCGCAAGTTCCTACTATTCAAGGAGGATAATGTGGACGAAGAATTGATTGAGCTGCTGAAACTTGCTCTAGAGAATGAGGACGAAGTCGACGAGGCTTTGGCCAAAGCTAAGCTTTCGGACAAGGCTGCAAAAGCGGTGAAAGGCGCTTTGCGATTGTTGACTGCCTACAAGGACGAGCTGCCGAAAGACATTATCGAGACGCTGGCCGGTCTGGCTGGTTATGGCTACGCTGAGCCTGAGAAGAGTGAAGACCAGGCTGGTGAGGATCAGGCTAGTGAGGAGACAGTGGATGATATAGCCAAAGCGGCAGATGTTCCTGACTGGATAAAGCAGAAAATTGTGGAGTTAGAAAAGGCAGCTGCGGAAGCTAACGAAGCACTGCAGCGAGAGGTTGCTGAACGAAAGGCACGCGAATATCTAGCGAAGGCGGAGCAGTATAGCAACATCCCTGGAGAACCTAAAGAACTGGCGGAGATTCTGCTAAAAGCAGATGCTGCTGGACTAGGAGACGCGTTGGAAAAGCTCTTGGAGTCGATCGACACCAGTATGTCTGCACTGTATAGTCAAAGTGGCTCAGACGCCGCGGTGTCCGGTAGTGGTAGCGGTATAGTGGACGATGTGCAGAAGCAGGCGCGGGCGTTGTTGGAGAAGAGCGAGGATGTAAAGACGATGGAGCAGGCTGTTACTAAGGTGTTGTCTCTCCACCCTGAGCTGTACCAACGCTATCTAGAAGAGACTGGATAGGTTAGAAACTGTGAGAATTGGTGGCGGCATCTGATTTGGATGCCGCTACCACAAACGCTGAGGAGGATCTAGATGGCTTACGAGATTCCTGTGTTGTCGATTACCTTGGTTGCTTCTACTGACCTTAGCGACTATCAGTACCGTTTTCTTGCTGTAGACGCTAATGGTGAGGCGGAGCTGGTTGACGCCGCTGCGACCCATCCGGTGGGGGTTCTGCAGAACGAACCCGACGAGGATGAGAGCGGCACGGTGATGGTGTATGGTGTTAGTAAAGTCGTTGCTGGAGATGCAGTAGATGCTGGCGATCTCGTCCGTTCTGATACGGTAGGACGTGCAGTGTCTGCCGGAGCTGGAGAGGTCGTTGCAGGTATTGCGCTCGAGTCAGCCGATGCTGCAGGGGAGATTATACCGGTCTTGCTAACACCTGGCGGTCTGTACTCGTAAAGTAGATCTGCGAGACTATGAGCAGTAGAGTCGTTTTAGGAGGATAACTAATGGAACCTACGATCAATGATGTTCACGTCAATGCACTGCTGACCAACATCAGCATCGCCTATATTCAGAGCACGGATGCATTTGTATCCGACAAAGTGTTCCCTACCATACCTGTTTCCAAGCGTTCTGACTACTACATGACATACGACAAACAGGATTGGATGCGAGTAAAAGCGCAGCGTCGTGCTCCTGCTACTGAGAGTGCTGGTGGTGGATTCCAGATCGAGACGAACAACACGTATTTCTGCGACGTCTGGGCATTTCACCAGGATATCGACTATCAGACGCGGGCGAATGCTGACAATGTGCTTGATCTGGATAGGGATGCTACTGAGTACGTCACTCGCCAGCTTCTTCTAGCGAGGGAGTGGGATTGGGTAAACTCGTTCCTGACCACAGGTGTCTGGGGCACTGATGCTGAACCGGACCCTGCCTGGAACGCTACGGATGGAGATCCGATCGGCGACGTGATCGTTGCTGCTGCAACGATTGAGTCCGCCACCGGCTTCCGTCCGAATACGATGGTGGTGTCTCCTGACGTGTACGACTATCTGCGACAGGATGAGGGTATCCTAGAACGGATCAAGTACACCCAGAAAGGCGTTATCACTACGGACCTACTGGCTGGACTGTTCGATGTCGATCAGTTCCTAGTGGCCCGAGCGGTGGTGGATGAATCGAACGAAGGGGCGTCGGCAGCGGCTGATTATCTGGTCAGCAATCGGGCGCTTCTGTGTTATGTTGAGAAGACTCCTGGCATCATGAAGCCGAGTGCAGGCTACACGTTTGTCTGGTCTGGGCTTCTGGGGGCGGACGCATACGGAGCTCGAGTTAGCCGATTCACTCTGCCTACGCGCAAAGCAGATCGCATCGAGGCAGAAATGGCTTTTGACCACAAGGTCATCGGGTCTGATCTGGGCTACTATCTCTATAACGTGTTAGAGTCAGGTTCCTAGTAACTAGGAGTAACTGGGAGATGCCGTGAGTTGGAGTTATAGTGGAGATCCATCAGCCAGCGATCTAGATATGGTTCGCTGGCTGATGGGGGACACAGACGAGAACCACCAGGAAGTGAGCAACGAGGAGATAGATGCGGCGCTAGGCATGGCTGCCTCTACTACAGGGGCGGCGGTGCTTGTGCTGGATGCCCTCATTGCTCGCTACTCTTTCCAAGTAGATTACTCCTGGGGTGGGGAGTTTCAGGAATCTGCCAGTCAGCGTGTGGAACAGCTTAGGAAGCGTCGGGCTGAACTGGCTGCCGGCGGGTTGGACGGGCTGCGTCCGTACACTGCAGATTTCGAAGCGGAGGATGACGAAATTCACGCTTCCCGGTTTGACATAGGCATGCACGATTACAACTCTTCAGCAGGGAGCAACAGTGGCTAGATTGCGCATGCTTGAGCGGGGGTTGGTGGACACCTGCTCTGTGCTGCGAGCGACTACAGTATCTGATGGGTTTGGTCTCCCTGAGGTCGTAAGCTGGGAAGAGGTGGCGGAGGATGTGCCATGTCGCCTAATTCGAAAAAGGCGTTGGGTATATCAGCCGCAAACGGGGCAGGGCACGTTGGTGGATGAATGCCTTCTCTATCTCTCTGTAGATACGGACGTGCAGTTAGGAGATAGAGTATCGGTGGATGGAGATCAGTACGAGGTTGACGCCATAGTGCCGAGACGAGACTCCCACCTACGATTGGAGCTAAAGCGATGGGAAAATACAAGCTGACCTGGAATGCTGCAGAGGCAAAAGGATCAATCAACGGTGCACTCAAAATCTTTCTGCAGCAGTTTGGTCTCGCTGTGGAAGCGTCCGCCAAGGAACAGCTTTACTGGGGACACGGAATGCGGACAGGTACGCTACGGCGTAGTATTCACTGTGCTAATACGAACTATAACTGGCCTGCCGATAACGTCAAACCGGGGCCTGGTTCTCCTGAGCGGGGTGGTCAGCCTGCGACTCCGACGCAGCAGGATGGGAGATTGTCCCTGCAGGTCGGTTCTGGGATGATATACGCCAGATTTATAGAACGTCTATATGGATATATGGAGACAGGGTATCGTGAGAATCTGCCTAAGATTCCTACCATTCTGGAGTGGTCGGCGAGGAGAGTGGGACTGAAGTAGAATGCATCTGCCAGCAGAGGCATTGCGTGTCTGGTTACTAGATCAAGATTCAGTGACTAGCGTTGTCGGCACGCAGATATCAGTATCTCATCATCTGTTCGGTAGCGGGTGGAGTGTGCCGAGCAATGCTATACTGTTGCTTTCCAGTGGAGGGTCTCCAGATCTATATACGCCATTGCGGCGAAACCGAGTGTATGTGGTGTGCTACGGGGAGACAGCCTGGTATGCCGAGGCTGTCGCAGGCACGATAATCCAATCAATCAAGGACTTCGGACGTCAGTATGTCGATACCGAAAGCGGGACTGTGCTCATTCTCGACATTTCGCAGGCATCTGAGATAGCGGCTACCTGGGAGCCGGAGCTGGAGGTGTCTGCTGTGGGATTCTACGTTGAGATGATTACGGCAGGTGTATCGGAGGAGGTATCGTGACCAGAGTCTACGTCGCCTGCCGCAACTCTAGGGATGATCGGATAATCCCTAGGATGGCACGGTACTTAGCGGAGGAGCTTGGCTGGCGTGTAGGGCCTCCGACCAAACTGCCCAATGATGTGGATGTAATCTACTTGCTGGCGTACTTCGAGTCGCAACTAGTGAAGAAGTTTCCTCCTAGGATCCCGGTAGCTGCATACTTTACTCATCGAGAGGAACAACCGCCAAGCAACTCGAAGGCACGTCTGTTCGATCGCGTGGCACGACAAGTAGATCTGAGAGTAGCTACCTGTCGCATCTATACTGATATGCTAGAAGAGTATGGCCCTACGATACAGGCAGCCGCTCCCTTGGAGCGAGACCGGTTTGTGGTGCCTAGGCAGCGACGGCGGAGCAAGCGTCTGGTAGCAGGCTTCTCAGGCTATACCTACCCGAATCATCGAAAAGGTGAGGATTTAGTAAGGGCCGTTCTAAAATCTGGAATCGGTCAGAAGCTCGATTGGAGGGCAAGCGGGCGCGGTTGGCCTGTGGCAACTAGGCGGTATCGCTGGGCGGAGATGCCCAAGTTCTACCAAGGTTTGGACATACTAGTAGTTCCGTCGAGAGTTGAGGGCATTCCCATGCCGACGCTAGAAGCGTTAGCATGTGGTGTATCGGTGGTGATACCTCGCGGTGTAGGACTGCATGATGAGTTACCTGAGATATTAGGCATACACCGTTTCGATCGAGGTGACGCGAAGAGCTTAGTGGCCGCACTAGAGGAGGCTGTGGAAATTCGAGATGAGGTAAGTCCGGAAGCGCTTCGTGAGGCGACATCTCCCTATTCGGTGGAGCAGTGGGTAGATGACCACAGGTTAGCGTTCGGAGCGTTGAGCGGTGAGATTAGCGAGGAACTGACTGCTGGTATATCCGCTGACGAAGAGGCTAGCGAAGACGCGCTAGTTAGGGAGCAAGAAGCGGCTAGGCTGACGTCGGTGCCTGGTCCTGTAGAGAGAAACACAGGATCTACTCGAGGCATATTCTGCGTGGCGTTTGGCGAACCTGCGAGGGCGTGTGCTCAGGTACTGATTGCTAGCATCAGAAAACACATGCCCGACATTCCAGTATGTTTGTGTGGTGCAAAGCCTCTGGGCACGGAAGACGTATTCGTAGAGCAAGAAGATAGTGACATCGGCGGCCGTCGAGCCAAACTGAGAGCTTACGAGCTCTCTCCGGCAGAGTGGCAGGCTGTGCTCTACCTAGATGCAGATACCGAGGTAGTAGCTCCGATCTATCAGTATTTTGAGTGGATCGAGGACGGCTGGGAGTTCGTAATTTGCAAAGATCCCCACCTGATGGACACACTGCACGCATTCCGACGAGCCAACAACGCTAGAGAGGTGCGAGAGATACGGGATAGGCTTGGCACCCTCAATGCACTTCAGTATAACGGAGGTGTGTGGTCATTCGGACGCAATGAGCGAATCGCTCGATTCTTTGTTCGCTGGCAAAAGGAATGGGAGAGGCATGCTCAGAGAGACCAAGGGGCGCTGATTCGTGCTATGTACACAGATCCGCTGAGAGTGCTGGTGTTAGGGAACGAGTGGAACACGTTCCCAAAGTACACCAAAGGAATTCGGACTGCGGGCCTGATGCACTATCCTGGTAGAGCTAGACGTTGGAAGGGTCTCATTCCAGGTCGAATTGACAGTGACGAGGCGTGGAGGAGAGTGCGAGAGTGGGAGAGGAAACATGGTGTTAGATCCTCATCCCGACGTGGTAAATAGACAGCCTAGTGTGCTGATTGTGGGCTACGGCCATGTCGGCCAGCAGATTGCGCGTTACTTTACAGAGGCACACTATGTAGACATAGATGGCATCGTCCGTCAGGTGGCGACCGGATGTGCCCAGTTTCCAGATGCACCTGAGCAATGGGAGTTAGGGTTTATATGCGTGCCCACACCTGAGAGAGATGACGGGCGCTGCGACGTATCGATTGTGTTTAGCACATATGAGCAATGGAATCGGCGAGTCCGGTACTGGTGTGTCAAGAGCACTCTAGAGGTCGGTACCACTGAACGCCTAGGACCAAACGTCTGTTTCTCCCCTGAGTACTATGGGGAGACTGTTGGGCATCCGATGAGGAATCAGCTCCCGTTTGTGATTTTGGGAGGACCAAGAGAGGTGACGAATGCTTTTGCCGCTGCTTGGTCATTAGTTACGAATTCTGAACTACGAATATACCAAACTGACGCTAGGACTGCCGAGCTGTGCAAGCTTATGGAGAACTCCTGGTTAGCGACGAAAGTATCGTTCTGTAACCAATTCTACGACCTTGCGAAGTTGGCAGGAGTGGACTGGCACGAACTGAGGGAACTATGGTTGGCGGATCCTCGCATCTCACGCAGCCACACTTATGTCTATCCGGAGAATAGAGGATTTGGAGGCAAATGCCTCCCGAAGGACACGTCCAATCTATGTGCCTGGGCACGTTCTCAGGGAATGGCAGCAGAGTTGATTGAGGCGATTAGGGAATACAACCGAGGACTGCGAGAATGAGGTGTTGGCAGACTGTGGAGGGAGCTATCCTGTCCAATGCTGAGAGGCGGTGGTTGGTGGAAACAGCTGCTATAACGGCAGCGAGGTTTGCTTCCCCCCTGATTCTCAACATTGGAGTGTACAAAGGTGCGTCTATGCACTGCCTAAGGGAAGGCGCTCCTAGAGCGCATCTCGTAGGCATTGACGTCGCTCAGCGCTATGTTCAGTATCTAGACATCCTGGATGCAGAGTTTATCTGGAAGGATACCCGACAGGTTGACTGGAATCGGGAGATACACCTGTTGTTCGTGGATGGAGGCCACTCATATGAGGTGGTAAGGTCAGATATACTGAAGTTTGCGACACACGTGGCCAGAGGAGGCATTGCGGCTTTCCATGACTACTACCGATCTCAGGAGTATCTAGAGGAGCGAAAGAGGAGATATCCAAAGCGAGCTCCTCTAGGAGTGGCCAAGGCCGTGAATGAGCTATGCACGAGGGAGAGCGGTTGGCAGGAGATTGCTGTTGTTGATTCTATCGCAGCATTCCAGAGGCTATATGACGGACAAAGTGCCTGACATTCTAGTCATACTGTTTACCTGGGATAGAGGGGCGTGTCTGAAGCGTTGTCTGGAAACGATGCATGAGGACCCGGGAATGCCCTTTCGCCTTTGGGTGGTGGACAATGGATCAGCGTTCACGAATATGTGGAGTCCGAAATCGGGACTGAAGCAGCTCGACTTGTTGGTGCAGTGGTATAAGAACGGCAAGATAGAACTGCTCTTGCTAAACAATCGCAATCTAGGAACTAGCCATGCTCCTAATCAGCTTATGGCGATAGCGAAACTGGAGGCTGGGGCGGCAGGTGTATCCCGACCTGACTTCGTTTTCCAAACAGTAGATGATTCGGTATTCCACCCTGGCTGGCTGAGCGATTGCTATGAAACGCTGCTCGATTGTGAGAGCTATCCTGGGGGGCCGACATTGATTGTGTCACCGTTTCACTGTATGCATTCTGATGGCTCTGTTGCGTCGAGAATGGAGACGATTGATCGTTACCAAGTAGGAGAGCGGGTATACGAAATCAAGAGATTCGTCAGCGGCAATACGTGGTTTATGCGAGCTAGAACGTGGCTGGACTTATTCGATTTCTATCCCACGGATCGCCTAAAGGGTGGCTGGGATTGGGCGAAACTGGAGTTGGTTCAGGAGCTAGGAGGGACTTGTGCAGTGACCCCTGAAGAAATGGTCACCCAGCATCCTGAGGCTGTTGGCAATGGCAGATGGCAGCGATCGAGGAATTGGCGATGAGAGTTGCAGTCACAGGCGGTCTAGGTTCAGTAGGAACATATCTCTCACGCAGGCTTGCTCGTGCAGGCCACTGCGTCGTGGTATACGATAATTTGTCGAAGAAGAGTGTGGAAAAGAACTGGAAGATTTTGGAGAGAGAATCGAGAATCGAGATTAGGATATGCAACTGTCTGGACATTACCGACTATGGTGATGTAGATGCCATAGTGCACCTAGCGGCAGATTGCTCATCCGCTCGCTCTCTGGCTTCTCCGCTGCGCAGCTTTTATCTGAATGCTCTGGTGACGTGCCATGTACTGGAGGCTGCTAGGAAGCGGCTGATTCCTGTAGTGTATGCCTCGTCAGTCAGGGCCTATCCGAATGCTGCTGGGCAACGGACTCTCTACGGATTGAGCAAGTGGGTAGGGGATCTGTTGTGTACTGAGTACGCCCGCACGTACGGTGTGCCTACAATCTCCAACCGATTCGGCGGACTTTACGGAATATATCAGTATGGCACTTGCGAGAGCGGCTGGCTAAACTGGTTCGTGAAGGCTGTTGTTCACCAGTTGCCACTGGAACTACAGGGCGATGGTTCGCAGAAACGAGATTGTTTGCATAACGAGGACACTGCTAGGCTGCTGGTCGCACAGACAGAGTTTTTGGTCAGGGAGCGAATCTGCGACGGTAGAGTCTACGACGTCGGTGGAGGGATGGACAACTTCGTATCGCTGGCGGATGTGCTTAGGTACTTGCAT